AAAGAAGAGAAAGTCTTGTATTTAACTCGCTTAGCGGTTGATACATATAACTCTTACCGTTCTGCTCAAATCTCTTCTGGCCGGAATCTTTCTGACCCCCACGATCCGGTGGAAGAGATAGAAAAAATCTATGCAAAATTCGAAGTCTTTCTTGACCAGAAACTCTCAGAAGACGAATGGAAATAGGGTTAAATGCTTCCCCAGCTAGACCTATTTCTCCCGAGTGAGCTGTTGCAATGTGCATAAAGCTCACTCTTTCTTATGACCGTGTCATCCACAATTTTTTCTCCTATATGCGCCTGTAACGCCGGCCAGCGGAACGTTTACACCTGATGCGCGTTAATCTCACCACCTCATCCGACTATTCGTATGCCGTCGGCGGCTACTTCGTGGGCGTCCTGCCTTGATGGTTCGTAGTGCGTCTTGGTGAGTTAGATTAAACACAAAGTTTAAGTAGTAGTCAACAAAATGAATAATCTTAGATAAACAAAATGTTTATGTGGTGCTTATGGAGAGTGAAATTTTGTCCTTTGGAGGAAAAAAATTCGACGAAATGGTACGTGCTGGAAGTCCGCGGAATGGTCGCTTAGTACAAAAGATGTGCTAGTTATTAGAGGGGCATAAAAAAAGGCCACTTCATGGCCATTTCTTATGGTGGGTCTTTATGATTCATTGCTGAAAGGATTACTCAATCATCCTGCGAACGAATCCGGCCTTTCATATACTTATCATATAGTTCGTCCAGCTCTTTCAAGCGAAGTGCGAAGATGCGAAGCATGTTCTGTTGCTCTTCTTCGGGAAGCTGACGGTAAAGTTCCAACAGGCGTTGTTCGTCCGGCTTCAGTCCATCTTTTTTGCCAACATCTTGGCCAAGCAGCCACTCAAGGCTCACCCCAAGCGCATCCGCCAGCTTAATCGCTGAACTTTTACCAATCGTCCCACGAACGAACCAGTTATTGACCGACTGAGCACTGACGCCGCATATACGGGCCATGTCTGATTTGGTCAACTTCTTGAGCTCAAGAACCTCGTTAAGCCGCTGAACTTGGGGGTGGTTAATCTGATGAGTTTTTTCTTTCATGGACGAATTCTAAACCAAATGTTTATTAGCTCAATATTCAAAATGTTGACACAGGAATAAACAATATGTTTAATTGCGTTGTTGTTACAGGAGCTATTTATGAAAGCAATTGATAAAGCAATTACCAAAGCAGGAACTGCTACGCGCTTAGCCCAACTGCTAACCGTAAGCGCCATGACTGTTAGTCATTGGCGAAATCGATATCAGGGCGTCGTACCGGCAGATCGAGTTTTGCAAATTTATGGGGTTACCGGCGTAACTCCGCACGAGCTGCGCCCAGATCTCTACCCAAACCCAACAGACGGTTTACCTAAACAGGATCCTTAACTATGCAAACTGTTTCATTTCAACAGAGTAGCAGAGCCTCCTCTAATCCAATGATATTCCCGTGTCATCAAAGCGAATCGGCAGAGCAGGATCTTGATCATCGAGATATTTGTTCTGCAGTCAGGGCGTGGGCAGCGGCAGAAGGGCGCGTAGCTGTTGCGCTTCAAATCCAAGAAGCGGCGGAAGAACTTCAACTTGATGGCGTAGATTTTTCTGGCCAGGCCGATGTCTGGAACGTGAAGCTGTTCCGCTGGCTCGACAACAAAGAAGACTCCGCATCGTACCGAAAGAACGTCGAACAGTTGGTGCCAGCGATCATGTCTGTATTACCGATTAGATATCGCGACCGTGTCGTTAAAAACGACTCCTTTGCCTATCGGATGGCCAGGCTGGAGAAAGAGGTGAGTGAGGCGAAGCAAGCTCTGATGCTCAATGCACCGAAGAAGGAAAAACTGAAGGAGTTAGGCGAGGGGATTTTTGAAATGTTCCGTGTCGATCCGGACCTTACGGCGCCGCTGTTGGCGATGGTCACAACCATGCTGGGGGTTGTGTGAAGACTTTAGAAAAGGCGAAAGCCGGTCTGCGCAAACAGAACCGACTTTCAGGTGCAAAAACGGAGTGTAATTGCGGAGCTAAGTATGTCAAACACAGCTGAAATTATCAATTTCCCCAACAGAACTGAACAACCGGGAGGTCGTATGGCCGACCTGTCGAATGGGTATACCAAGGTCGCTAACGAGATCCAACAGCTCAAGCCTCGCCTGAGAATGTCAGGCCGGGAGTGGCAATGTTTTGAGGCGGTGATCTGGCTTACCTACGGCTGGAACAAGAAACAGGACCGCGTTACGAACACGGTGATCGCCGAGCTTACAGGGCTGAGTGATTCCCACGTTTCTGATGCGCTCAAATCGCTCGCAGAACGCAAAATCATCTTCAGTCAGAAGCAAGGCGTGATGAAAACGGTCGGTATAAATACTGACCTTTCTGCCTGGATTTTAGACAAACCGAAAACGGGAAAAGTCTTCCCGAAATCGGGAAAAGTGTTACCGAAAACGGGAAAAACCTTCCCGGAAACGGTAGACACCCAAGACTATAACAAGAACAATATTAAAATATCCTCGTCTCGGAATTCTGACGAATCCCGAAACCAGAAAACTGAAAAGTTTCTCTCACGCCATCCAGAAGCTGCCGCCGGGATATACACCCCGGCAGGTAAATCATGGGGATCCGCTGACGACCTCAAGGCCGCTCGCTGGATTTACGACAGGCTTCTCACCGTCAACGCATCGCTATCCGAACCCAACTGGGCTGAATGGGCAAACACCATCAGGCTGATGCGTGTCCAGGACAAGCGTACTCACTACGAAATCTGTGACCTGTTCCAGTGGGCCAACCGGGACGAGTTCTGGAAAGACAACATCCTGAGTCCTTCGAGTCTGCGCAAGCAGTGGGATCAGCTCACCACCAAACGGCTGCGTGCAATCGGAGCGGTAAAACCATCCCGGGGCGGCATTGACCTGCATAATACCGACTGGATTGATGGAGTGCTGGAATGAAAAATCTAGCCGAAAGCATTCGCAATTTTGACCGGGAACAGGCGCGCCGCATGGCCCACAACCTGCCTGAGCAGTACAGCGAACGTGAGCAAACGCAGCAGGTGGCACAGATTATCAACGGCCTGTTCGTGCAGCTCGCTGCCGCGTTCCCTGCAAGCCTGGTTAATCGCAGCCAGGAAGACGTGAACGAGATTCGCCGTCAGTGGGTGCTGGCGTTCAAAGAAAACGGGATAACCACCATGGAGCAGGTTGATGCCGGCATGCGCATGGTTCGCCGCCAAGAGCGCCCGTTCCTGCCGTCGCCAGGCCAGTTCATCAAGTGGTGCAGGGAAGGGCGCAGCGTGCTGGGGATCACCACCGCTGACGTTATGGCTGAGTACTGGAAGTGGCGTAAGCTGGTGTTTCGTTACCCGAGCAGTGAGCAGTATCCCTGGCCTAAACCCATTTACTATCACATCTGCCTCGAGCTGCGGCGCCGGGGAACTGATGGTCAACTGTGCCACAAAGAACTCGAGCATGAAACCGGCGATATTCTGGATATGTGGGAAAAGCGGGTGCTGGCCGGGAAGCCAATCCCGCCTATTCGGCGCGCGTTGGCCTCGCCAGTGGTTCAGAAGGGGCCAACGCCAGCGGAGCTTTTAAAGGCTAAATATGACCGGATGAAGGCTGGTGGGAGGGGGTAAGTGTGCCAGCAAAGATTCTGAAGACTCGTGCCGCACAACGAATGAGTTAAAGGCTTTATCTCCATCGAGTGTTATAACCGAGTAACAAGTCGCCTCCTCTGGCGACAAAGAGGTATCAAAATGAGATTAAGAATCACGAGATCAATCGGCCTCAGCAAATTCTCGCCACGTTGGGTTAAGACTATCTGTTTACGGCTAATTAAAAACGATATTGAGCGCTCCCTCAACGCTCTTCTGGCCACCATTGATGAAACTGAACTCTCTTCGGAGCAAGTCAAAGCATTGAGGGAATACGTTGACAGAATCAACCTGGCAAGGGGAAAGGGGATGCAAGCGTGAGCGCTACTGCTATGGAGCCGAAAGAGATTTTTTATACCACATGCTCATTGCTGAACACATAAAGCGTAGCTGAAGTGACTGATGCTGACTGAGTGATGTGCGGAGAAATAGTTGTCTAATAACTCAATCATATTAATCACTTTTCCCATGGTACCTTTTTTATCTTGAGGATTAGGCAGTACGAAATCCTAGCTTTGGCCGCTCTATTGGATCCTACACCTCTGAA